CTCCCCGATGAGTGCCGCCCGCATACCACCCAGCCATGCAAAGCAACACCGCTCCCCAGCTCAGCAGGCAGGCTACCCAGGTCAAGGCTGTAACCAGTGCCGGAACAATACTGTTTGGAACAAAGAGACTAAAAATCATCAGCGCCGTGTACAGCACCGAAAATAACCCACCGATCAGTTTCTTTTTCATTTCGTTACGCTCCTTTTAAGCACCAGGACAGCTCCCGCGCGCGGCGGTTGTCCAGCCCCGGATTAAATACGCCTTTGACGTATACCCAGCGCGGCAACTGATAGCAGGCATCGCGCCAGCGCTTCTGATTGATAAACTTCACCATGGTTGAACCACAGGCATTGCCGGTTCCCACGTTGAAGGCCAGCGATACCAGCGCGTCATAGACGTTCTGCGGTACGCTCACCAGGACACAGCGATCCAGCGCCTTCTCCACCCTTAAAACGTTGGTGATAAAACTCCCGGCGGCCTGCCGTTCCGTGATGCTCTTCCCCGGCACCACGCCGGACGTATTGCCAATGCCATCGGTCCACACCCCCGCATCACACTGATACGGCTGCAGGCGGCAGCCCTCGTAATCGGCTATCAGCTTCAACCCTTCCACTGAGGTATGAAGTTGCTGAAAGCCCGGCAGGGTGGCGGCAATCGCCAGCACCGCCCCTACCAGGCAGCGTTTAACGGTTGAAGGATTCATATTCCCCCTGTGTAATTTTTCCGCCGCGCAGCAGCTGGTAGGTTTTGTGTTTGTAGTACCAGTTGATGGCCAGCATCAGCACGCCAATCAACACACCGCCCACTGTCGACACATCCTTAAGCGATAAATCTCCCATCCATGCCAGCAGTACAGCGATGCAGTACGTGATGAAGGCGCTGATCCGTTCAAGCGTCATATTTCAGTCCCATAACTGGACGGTCTGCACCGTGGAAGTGGTGGCAATATCCGGCAGATCCACCTGCAGCCCGTGTGGTAAGAACGGGCCGTGCTCAGCCAGCCCCGGATTTGCCTGCAGTACCTGCTCCGTGACGCCCTGCGTGCGTCCGTAATGACGCCAGCAAAGCGCGTCCACCGTGTCATCCTGGTATGCACGCACTTTCATCAGATAAGCTCCACTGTGCAGTGCGGCGCATCCTGCACCCGGCTGACGGCCCAGCGGGCGTCACGCCACAAATCACCGCTGGCTTCTGCCAGTTCTTCGCCTCGCTTCGCACCGGATGCCGTGGCGTCATAGTCCTGGTATCGTTCGTTGAGCATGGCGCGTGCCCAGCAGTAAACCGCGTTGAAATAGTGCTGAATGCGCTCACTTTTCCCGTCCAGCTGTTCTGCCGGAACCTCTGCCAGCGAGGCATACCCCAGCATCTGCTGGCTTCTGCGAAACTCATACAGCTCTGCGTTGACCTCCGAAATTGCCGACAGCGCAACCTGCTTTAAACGCGGCTGCGTCACCGTGCCGTCAGTGCGCATCACGCTGCGAAACTCCGACAGGTCCACATCAGGCCAGAACGGCGTATTTCTGATGATTTCCGCCTGTTCCGATGCCTGTTCTGGCGCAACAAACTTCATGCTGCTTTCTCCTGAAATAGAGGGCGGTGGACGGGGTTTTGATGTGGCGGTGCCTTTCGCCACCCCGTGCCGCCCGTGCGCGGGGGCACGTTCTGTCAGCGGCTGTCATTGCGCAGTCTGCGCTCCAGCTGCTGTTTGTCTTTTTTCACGCCACAGCGGGGATCGAGCTGTAACGCATGGTTGAGATGATTAAGGGCGGAAGCCGGATTGCTTTCACTCAGGACAGCGCCAATCGCTTTATGCAGACGCGCCCGTGACTGGTCCGGCATATCCAGACCGTCTGTCAGCTCCAGCGTCTGCAGCAACAGATCGGCATCAAAGCCGGTGGCGGCAAGCATTGCGCTCTGCGCTGCATCTGCCATTTCCTCTGCCAGCACGGTCTGCACGTTGCGGTTACCCAGCGGCATCACCCAGCCATGACGCAGGGCATGACGCCCGATCTCCAGCGCCCCGGCATAATCTCCGGCATCAATACGCCACAGCATCACGTACATCAGCACGTCATCCTGTTGAGCGCCTCCGGCAGCCAGGACGCCCTCCGCCCAGGCGGCATATTTCGGCAGCAGCTCCACCTTTATTTCCGCTTTTTTCACCGTGGACTGAACGCCCTTGAGACGGCGGCGGTCTTCCGCCAGTTGCAGCAGCATCAGGTCATAGCCCGACGCGTGGCGAACACTGCCGCCTTCACGGGCGGCCTGTTCAGCCTGAACGCGCAGGCGATGCTGCCGTGCGGGACTCAGGCTCATAGGTTACGCTCCGGCTTCTGCTGCGGCGGCGCTGAAATCCCCCATCTGGATGTTTTCGACCAGCGCCGCGCAGCGGTAATCCTCAACCACATACGCTTCATTGACGGACTCGAAATTCTCGACCCGGTCACGTTTCGGGTTATCGATAACAGAACGACGGCGGGTATCTTCCTGCCAGTAAATGGACAGGTTATCCAGGCGGGTGATCAGCAGTGCATTCGCAGGGAAATACGGCGCGCGTACAGCCTGCAGGCCACCCATGCGTTTCTGGCTGATGATCAGATCAGCGGCCAGCTTCTCCGTGTTCTCCTGGTCTTTGTTAACCAGCGGGAAATACTTGTCAGACAGCAGCTCACGGCCACAGACCACCACCAGATCATCATCATCCTGATATACCGGGTCGATCAGCTCGTTGACCGCATCCATCACCACGGCGTCCAGGTTGGCATAATCGCCACCCTTACCAACCTTCACGGCGCCTTTGGTGGTCACGCCGTCTTTGGTTTCGCTGCCCATGACGTGATCCGGTGCATCCTCACGGATTTTCTGCAGCCAGCCTTTGTTCACATCCTGCAGCAGCGGGTTTTCGCTGCGGTTGGAGGTTTTCGCACGCTTCACGCCGTTAAAGCCGATCATGATGCGGTCCAGTGCCTGACGTTTCACGATGGCGTTACGGATACGCACCTGGAAATCCTGAAACTTCGCCCACAGGTCCAGCTTCGCGTAGGTCAGCACCGTGTCAAAGTTGGTCTGTTCGCATTTGTATTCCACATCGACCATCAGCGTCGGATCGACAGGTTCACGCTCTTTCGCGGTGGTGTCAGTGGTTCCGGCAATGGTGCTGCCAACACCCAGCCCCAGCAGCTGACCGGACTGCTCAGTCACTGGCGTGACGTTAATCAGCGTCAGGAAAGCGGCGGACTGCTGGATCTGGTCTTCCAGCGTCTGCTGCACAGACGGCTCTACGGTGAACTTGCTGGACAGTTCTTCAACTGCCACACCGTTCAGACGCGCCAGCTGCTGCAGGTAAGCGTTAAAAGCAAAGCGGGTATTCTTCTTCATCGGGTTTTATGCTCCATCAGCAATTGGTCAGAGTGTCAGCGGGGGCGTTACCGCCTGTTGCACGCTGGCGGTAGTCCTGGCGGCAGTCCTCATGGCTCAGCTTGTCCACCAGTTCGTTGAAGGCGGCCTGTTGTGCCTGCAGGGCTGTCTCCAGCTCAGACAGGCGTTCTGCCTGCTCAGACAGGGATTTTTCGGTGCGTGCGCTCAGGTTTTGCTGCTCAGTAGCGACCAGCTCCACGGCCTTATGCACATCAGAGAACCGGGCATCGTCGGACTGCTCTTTTTTGGTGAACAGCGCCGTGACGCGGGCAAACAGGGACGGCTTGTCCTCCTGGATTTCTTCCAGTTCGATCACCGTTTCCTCTGCGGCGGTAAAGAGATTGGCGGGATTCTGCTTGCGGTTTGCCAGCGGGTTATGGGCTGCACTGGCGCTGAATGTCAGCATTTCCGTACCCAGACTGGCTGGATCATCAGTGGCAGCCAGGCCAACCAGGTAGGCTTTGCCCGTATCAGCGAACTTCGGGCTGACTTCCATAGAAGTGAATAATTTCTGGCCTTTTTTCACCAGCTCCACCAGTGACTCCGTTGGCTCAACGTCGGCATACAGCGCCATCTTGCCTGCCAGCGGACCTTCCGTGATTTCTTCAGCAAACAGCGCCGTTACCTTGCCGTAGCGGTTAAAGGTGCTGTCCGGCAGATAAGACTTGATGTGCTCAAGGTTAATCAGCGCGGTATACACTGCCGGGTTGTAGCTGGCTGCCATCTGTTCCAGCCATTCACGCTGGATTTCGCGTCCGTCGGTGGTGGCACCTTCCACCCCGATGCGAAAACGCTTTGCTTTCACTGTCATGAGCCGTGCTCCGTTAGAAAAAACTTACTGGAGCCTTATGGTTGCGGTGATGAGGGCAGTGAAACAATGCGCGGTATTTGTACCGACAACCACACAAACCGCAGGCGGGGAAAGCCTTCATTCAAGGCTGTAGGTTTGTGCCATGAACACCACACTGACATCCGCAGATCTCGATCCCCGTCGGCAGGCCATGCTGCTGTACTTTCAGGGATATCGCGTAGCCCGCATTGCTGAAATGCTGGGCGAGAAAGTTGCAACCGTTCACAGCTGGAAGAAACGCGACAAGTGGGGTGACTATGGGCCGCTGGATCAGATGCAGCTCACCACCGCCGCACGCTACTGCCAGCTCATCATGAAGGAGCACAAAGAAGGGAAAGATTTCAAAGAGATTGACCTGCTGGCGCGCCAGTCGGAGCGCCACGCGCGGATCGGCAAGTTTAACAATGGCGGCAACGAAGCCGACTTAAACCCTAACGTCGCCAACCGCAACAAAGGCCCGCGTCGTCAGCCGGAAAAGAACGTTTTCACCGATGAACAGATTGCGAAGCTGGAAGAAATCTTCCATTCCTCCATGTTCAACTACCAGCGCCACTGGTGGGAAGCCGGAAAAACCAACCGCATCCGCAACCTGCTGAAGTCACGCCAGATCGGCGCGACCTTTTACTTTGCCCGTGATGCCCTGATTGACGCCCTGCTTACCGGACGTAACCAGATTTTCCTTTCCGCCAGTAAGGCACAGGCCCACGTCTTTAAACAGTACATCATCGACTTCGCCAAAGAAGTGGAAGTGGAGCTGAAAGGCGATCCGATGGTGCTTCCCAACGGGGCTACGCTTTACTTCCTCGGCACCAATGCCCGCACGGCCCAGAGTTACCACGGCAACCTGTATCTGGATGAATATTTCTGGATACCGAAATTCCAGGAGCTGCGCAAAGTGGCTTCCGGTATGGCTATTCACAAAAAATGGCGACAAACCTATTTTTCCACGCCATCCAGCCTGACACACAGTGCTTATCCGTTCTGGTCCGGTGCACTGTTCAACCGAGGGCGCAACAAAGCCGATAAGGTGGACATCGACCTGTCCCACAGCAATCTGGCCCCCGGCCTGCTGTGCGCAGACGGGCAGTACCGCCAGATAGTCACTGTGGAAGATGCGGTGCGCGGCGGCTGTAACCTGTTCGACCTCGACCAGTTGCGCATGGAGTACAGCCCGGACGAATACCAGAACCTGCTAATGTGTGGGTTCGTGGACGATCTCGCGTCTGTGTTCCCGCTCAGCGAGCTGCAGGCGTGCATGGTGGACAGTTGGGAAGTCTGGACCGACTTTCATGCACTGGCCCTGCGCCCGTTTGGCTGGCGCGAAGTGTGGATCGGATATGACCCGGCGAAAGGTACGCAGAACGGCGACAGCGCCGGATGCGTGGTGGTGGCGCCGCCAGCCGTGCCGGGCGGTAAGTTCCGCATTCTTGAGCGTCACCAGTGGCGCGGAATGGACTTCCGCGCCCAGGCTGACGCCATCAAAAAACTGACCGAACATTACAACGTGACCTATATCGGTATCGACTCAACCGGCGTTGGTCACGGGGTTTACGAGAACGTGAAAGCGTTTTTTCCTGCCGTCCGGGAGTTTGTCTACAACCCCAACGTTAAAAACGCCCTGGTACTCAAGGCCTACGACATTATCAGCCACCGCCGTCTGGAGTTTGACGCCGGACACACCGACATAGCGCAGTCCTTTATGGCAATCCGTCGCGCCACCACCGCCAGTGGCAACCGCCCGACCTATGAAGCCAGCCGCAGCGAAGAAGCCAGCCACGCCGATCTGGCCTGGGCAACGATGCACGCACTGTTTAACGAACCACTGCAGGGCGAAGCCGCCAATACCAGCAACATTGTGGAGATTTTCTGATGCACTCAACCCCAACCAACCTCATGACCACTGCCAGCCTGCCTGTAGATCGCCCTTTCTTTTCTTATCAGCATGAATGGAATAGCGGCGCACGCAGCAGAAACCGCGTACTTACAAAAATGCGTCAGGCTGGCGCAGATTTCTTTTTCGCCTACGAAGCCCTGAATGATGCGCTGCATACCGGACGAAACCAGATTTT